GTAGGCAAAGTAGCTAAGAAAAATAAAAAGTTTGTTCTTGCTTGTGTCACTGCTTACAGAGACTATCAAGATGAAGAAAGCGAGTGCTTGCAGCTTACAGAAATGCTACAACTAAAAGACAAACTTGTTGAGGTCTATCGCTATCACCCTGACGGTGAGGTTTGTGTTGAACTAACTATTAAACAGGAGTTCGTGAACGGATGAATAAGAAAGAATTAGTATGGGAGTTAATGGAACTTAAAGAACAAGATTTCAATGGTTATGATTTTCAATTTGAGCTTGGATATAGAGATGCTTTAAATGAAGCCATAGATTTAATCATGCCATTCCTAGTAAATATTAAGGAAAAATGATAATGAACATTGACATAGATTGGGACACAGTAGAAGCAATCGGTATAGAGTTCATTAAGGAATCCTATGTCGCATTACTTGAAACAATGCAGGGCTACGGTCATTACAACGATGACCACCAAAAAGAGTTTATGAAGAACGTAACTCGTACGGAATGCTTTGAAACTGTTTTAAAATACATACTACCTGAAGGAGAATCACATGAGTTTATTGCGGGACAAAGGCAGAAACATCTTTACCAGACTGACCTCTTTCGTTAAAGATTGTGTTGTTGATCTAGTCGAAGGCTATGTCAGCACTGAAGATTTGATTAAGATTTATGTCTGCGTTATAATCTTTTCAGTATTTTTTATAGCAGGAGTAGCATCATGAAAGTAGAGATGATAGATTTAATGGGCGGCGACAGGACTGTTGCAAATAGTGCAAGGGTTTCATTCGCTAACGAGGTAGAACAGTTCGGCCCGAGAGATAAAAAACTAGTAGCTTACTTAGCAAAGCATGATCATTGGACACCCTTCGCTCATGTTCAGGCACAGTTTAGGATAAGTGCGCCAGTGTTTGTAGCTAGACAATTAGTTAAACATCAAGTAGGCATGGTCTGGAATGAAGTAAGCCGCAGATATGTGGACTTCCTACCAGAGTATCACATTCCTAAGCTATGGCGTAAACGTGCGGATAATAAAAAGCAAGGATCATCCGATGATGTTTTTATTGGGAACGAACATAAAAGGTTTCAAGAAAAGTATCTTAATTTAATACAACAAACGGAGGCTGTTTATGACAACATGATTGCTTGCGGGGTAGCCCCAGAGCAGGCTCGGATGTTACTACCACAGTCTATGATGACTGAGTGGATTTGGACAGGATCATTAGTTGCATTTGCTAGGGTAGTTAAGTTACGATCTAGTGACGATGCACAGTTTGAGTGTCGTGAAATAGCAAAAATGATTGATGATGAATTCAAAAAATGTCCCCAACTTAAATACTCATGGAGTGAATTATGTCGATAGGAACAAATGTTTTTGTACACAACACGGCTACAATTAAAATTAAAAGGTCTTTGGCGGGTGACTCCCAAACAAAAGATACTTGGGATATTATAATTGAAGACGACAAAGGTGAGAGGATTACTATCTATTGCTGGGGCGATGATGCTGTACTCACCGGAGACTTAACAGGAGAGAATGTATGAACCCTAATGAAGAAGGCTGGATAGAAGGCATGTCAGATTTTTATGTTGCTTTTGATGACGCATGGTCTAGGATGTTTGTTATGATATTAGGTACAGCTTTACCAGAGACTAAAGTAAAAGAAGCATTCCTTGAGTTTGTTAAAGACTGGTCCATGCATGTTGATGGTAACCTTTCTGCCAGTGAGAGTGACATCATCGAATTATTTCCTGACTTTTTAGATACCTTGGTGGCTGATTAATGTTTGTAGAAGATATATTAAAACAAAAAGAGTTTCTTTTAAAACCTAAAAGAAGTGATAAATTTGTTGTGCCTTTGTACAAGGATGGTTGGAGATACTGCCATATAAGTCTAGGAAACAAACACGCCTTTGTAAGGCCACTTACAGGGGACAAACGCAGTAAAATATCTAGAAAAAAATTACAGGAGGAGCTATGTGATACTTATTGGTGGGCTGCTAGGTGCCACTCATCCCGTGGTCTTAAAAAGAAACCTAGAAATTGGCATAGAGAATATGCTTGACGTTCTTTACAGAACTGTTAAACTTACTAAACTTTAACTAAAGAGGAAAGTGTTATGGCTATAGTTTCTGGCGTTGCATATTGGGCGAGCATCACTCAACCAAATACAACTTATGAACCTGTATACACAGTGAACGTGGTTGTCGATGACGATACTGCTGATAAATTTAGGGCAGAAGGTTACACCGTTAAAGACAAAGACGAGGGTCCGACAATCGTTATTAAACGTAAAGTTCATGGCCCTAATGGTATGGTCAGGTCTGCACCTGAGCTTATGGATCGCAGTAAGATGCCTATAGATTGCCAAGTTGGTAATGGCTCTACTGTTAACGTACAGTACAAGCCTTGGGAAATTACTCGTCAGGGTAAAGTCTACAAAGGTTTGGACTTGCAAAAGGTTCAAGTAGTTAACCTAGTACCCTACGGTAACGTAGATGAGTTTGATGTAATTGATAATGAAGAGGAGGCTCTATGAGCAGTTTTACTTACAAGACAGATGACGGTCTTTATGACGTTGAGTTGCTAGAAGATCAGGCTAAGATAGCATTCAACTATCTAGCTGAAGTCGAAGCAGAAATCCAAACCCTTGGTAAACGTATTGATGTACTCAGGGCGGCTTCAAAAAGCTTTCATGAAGTCATACAAGGACACTTAACAGAAGATGCTCTAGTGAGCGAAGAGGAGGATAACGGGGGCGAATAGCCCCCTTATTATTTATGAGCTTTGTAAAATATAAATTGCCATGTCCTAACTGCGGCGGTAGCGATCCAGTATCTATGAATGAAGATGGGTCTGCATGGTGCTTCAGTTGTGAAACTCGTTTTAAAAATTATGAGAAAGCTATGAACGGTGAAACAGTCAGTGACTTTAAAACTTATAAGAACAACTCAATGAATGATGTCGAGGGAGAATTTATTGCATTAAAGGACAGGTCGATATCTTTAGATACGGCTAAGAAGTTTGGGGTAAAAGCGCATACCAACAGCAAGGGCGAAATAGTTAAGCACTACTACCCCTATTACAACGCTAATGAAATTTCAGGTTATAAAGTACGTGAGGCAGGTAAGATTTTTAACTGGAAGGGCGACTCTAGAAGTTCTAGTTTGTTCGGCCAACAAGCCTTTCAAGAGGGCGGTAAGTATATAACAATTACCGAGGGCGAGTGTGATGCCATGGCTACCTATGAGCTTATGGGTTCTAGGTGGCCTGTAGTCTCGGTAAAGAATGGTGCTGCCGGTGCAGTAAAAGATGTTAGAGAAAACATAGAGTTCTTAGAAAAGTTCGGGACTGTTGTAATATGTTTTGACAATGACAAGCCGGGACAGGAAGCAGCACGTAAAGTAGCCAAGCTACTGACTCCGGGTAAAGCTAAGATCTTTCAGTTTCCTGATGAGTTTAAAGATCCTAATGACATGCTACGTAATGGTCAGCATCAATCCTTTGTCACATCTTGGTGGGCTTCTAAGGTCTATACGCCTTCAGGAGTTCTTAACTTATCAGACAATCTAAATAAACTAAATCACCGAGAGAAGAAAGACTGTGTTCCATACCCTTGGTCAGGTCTAAACGAAAAGCTTTATGGGTTACGACAGGGTGAGCTGGTAACACTGACTGGTGGTACAGGCTTAGGTAAGTCTAGCATCACTAGAGAATTAGAACACTGGCTTATCAAAGAGACTCAAGACAATGTAGGAATCGTGGCTCTTGAAGAGGACTGGAAGCGTACCGCTGACGGTATCCTTTCTATTGAGGCTAATCAAAGACTATACATTGATCAGATCCGTGAAGACCTCGGTGAAGAGTATGACAACCTAAGTAATAAATTCTTTGAGCAGCATAAAGATCGTGTCTGGATCTATGCACACTTTGGTGCTAGTGACTTCGATGAAATCATGTCTAGAATTAGATACATGATTATAGGTTGTGGTTGTAAATGGGTAATTGTAGATCACTTACATATGCTGGTTTCCGCATCGGATGAAAGCAACGAACGTATTTTAATTGATAGAATCATGACACAACTTAGGAAGCTTGTAGAACAAACAGGTGCTGGGCTAATCTTAGTATCCCACCTAAGAAGACTTGAGGGTAATAGGGGCCATGAGAATGGTGTCGAAGTTAGCCTTAGCCACCTCAGAGGTTCCGGTGGTATAGCCCATATATCAGATTGTGTTATTGCCTTGGAGCGTAATCAACAAGCAGACAATCCTTTAGAAGCACAGACAACTCACATGCGTATTTTAAAATCTAGATACACTGGTGATGTTGGAATGGCGACTCACTTGCTATATGATAAAGAAACTGGTAGGTTATCTGAAACCTTTCCTAATGAAGATGAAATAGAGGAGATAGAGCTTTGAAGTCTTTAGTCTTTGACATTGAGACAGATAATCTTAATGCAACAAAAATATGGTGCTTGTCTGCCTTAGATATAGATACAGAAGTTCAAGTATCTTTCGGCCCTTCTCAGTTAGAGGAGGGCTTAGAACTTCTTAAAAATGCAGATAAGCTTATTGGTCATAACATCATAGGCTTTGATGTTCCTGTAATAAAAA